CCTATGTGGACCAAGGTAGTCTTTAAACTACCGGAGGCGTTCATTACTTACTTACCCCTATACGCACCGTGCCCTGCTGTAACACAGGAACATCGGATTTATCCGTTGTTATGTTACGACAACCACTCAGAATGTGCTAATTCCTTAACACTTTCCAAGATCTTTTTAAGAAGAATTGGAGATGAAGATGTCTGCTTAACATAATTTCTATTACTAAAAATTATGTTCGCGTCTGATGATTTTAATGTCCTAAAGTAGGGTAACCATTCCCCACCATAAAGGGTATCAAAATCATAAGCGCGTTTCATTTGTGATAAATATGATTCTTCTACATATTTACCATAAACAAAAGCATAGGGATGCGCATAAACTGCATCACTTCTATCTTCATTCCCTGTGGTGAAGTGAATGAGGGCTCTTTCAAGCCTCATTTCAACATCACCATAGTAGGAACTAGCAGCTTCCTCAAAACTTCTTACAATGCAATTGATTAATATACCTTTCGATTTATTAATCATATTACAAGACAGTTGAGGGTAATCGTGTTCTCCCTGAATCGTTCTTATAAGATTCAAAGACTCGTCATACCCTCTCAGTCGTTTATGTAAGAAGTATGAGCGTTTTATCTTCCTCTCCTGGACAAGAAACGACTTACGTCGAAACTTTCTAGGACGAGTTTTATAAAACAATGAAGCTGCTTCCAGCACAGGAATAACAGGCCTCCATCCTCGATTATAGTTGGTATTCATTAATTCAAAGAAACCGATATAAGATTTGGTTTCTTGAAGACCAGCTTTAATAGAGAAAGGACTGATTTCACCATAAGGAGTAAAAATTCTTTTTGCAAACTCAAATAGTGAATTACCTATATGAGACTTTTGCAATTGGATTTCCATTCCAATTAGGTGAATGAGTTCCTGATAATTCTGAGCCAAAGCGTCATCGAAAATGATAATATCATCACCCAATAATTTATATTTAGCTGATTTCCAAGAGATACCAATCTCCTGGCAGCAAACATAAATTAGAAAGTGATGACATAGCGTGGTTAATGGCCAAGATGTATAAAAACCCATGGGATTACCCACATTATATCTAACGTGGTTAAGTAATCCTTTAGGATC